GCTTTACACATGTAGAATGTATGCTTGATGTTGTTTCGGAAGAATTCTCGGTAGTTTGGTTATGGGACCAAATGCGTTGCACTAAGGTGCGTGATACGGATCATTCGAGTAGAAACAAATTGCAGCATTCGTGCTTGTGACAGCGGTTAAATATGCGGGCTAGATGTCAAATCTAGAGTGGCGTTGCGTGATATCATGCTTAGATAGAGCGTGCACATTCGGACGTGGGTTGTACTAAAAACAGGCTTGCGGGCTTGCCTCACGATTGCGGGAATGCAGAACCCAGGGGTCTAACTAACCTAAGGAGAAGTTCTCCTACTGCAAACAAATCGGATGGCCTGATTCCGCCAAACCGAGCCTAGCACAAATTGACTAGGAAAAATCGAATTAGCAAAACACCGACCGACTTAGATGCGGATCCTTTAATGGACCCAGGCATTTTAGAATGCAAGTCGTGTGGAGGCAAAGGCTCCATGCGCTGGAACAGGATGAAGACCAAGAGGCACTTTTCCTGCAATAATTGCTCTAAGTTTGCGCCCTCCAAGAAGAAGGGTAGATCGTCCACGTCTAGTGGAAAGTCCACACCAAGGAGTCAGAGGAATGACCATGTTGTGGCAGAATCGGTGCGTGACGGCCTAGACCGTATTGCTGGGGAGGAGATGGCACGTTTGGAGCGTCAGAAAGTAGAGGCTGAGCGCAAGGCTGATGAGCTTGCTGCTAAGAAGCTGGAAGAGGAGAAACGTTTGGATGCTGAAGAGCAACGCATTAAACGTATCATACAAAGAATGTCATACGACAAGGAGGAGGCACTGCCCGTGGAGGGGTGGGGCTTCGTGTTTTTGTTGTGGATAATTATGGCATGCCTCTTTTATTATGACTACCGTATGTGGGTTTGGTGGGTGACAAGTTATTTCGTCATCGCGTTCACCGACTGCATAACGAAGTACTTTTCTGAAAAAGTTTCCCCCTTTTATTATATGTTGTTTACATTGTTCTTCCTACGAAGGCCCACCATGACAGTCAGGGTGAGTACTGGGAAGATGACGCGAGTGGATTTTGACCAAAGAACAGACCGACTCGCGGTTGGGAATATGAAACACATGAACCCGTTGGTTACCGAACTCCTTATTAATCGGTCTTACGGTCTGTTTACGTTCAGGTCACATGTTATTTATGTGAGCCACGAAGTAATAGCGCAGCTTTCTGACGCGGACATTGTCATTGGTCATACAGACGATGAAGTCCGTCGGCTCATGGAAACTAAAGCTCGGTACCTCTATTCAATTAACATTGATAGGTTTTCTATGTATGAGAACAAGAATATCTATAATAATTCCGTGCAGGTTGCTTTCGACTTGTATCGGAATGCAGAGGACGAGGCTGCGACTGCCTGGGGTTTATCCGGGCGCCTGCTGTGGTGACGTGTGAACCATTAGTGCTGGCATATGGTTATCGGTATGGGGAGGTTCCTTTAGAGACCATTCCTCCTGTCGACCCAACATTGAAGTTTAAGGGCATTATTCAGTCAGATGAAAATGTTAGACCACCCGTTAGAGTATCGACGGGACTTCATTGGGATGGGAACGCCATGCCACAGCCAGATGGTTCAGATACTAAGACGCTCATGGCGGGGGTGATGAAGAGGGTTGGTACATATACCCCTGTTCCTAAGGAAAATGTACTTAACGAATTTCGCTCATTCGTTCGACAGTGGGTACGGGCTAATTTGGTTCCATTAGCACCGGACACGGACCTAACATTTGACACCTGGATAGAGAAGACTAACTATCCAAGGTGGAAAAAAGAAATGTTGCGTTTAGTTAAAGAGCGCATAGTTCATATCGAGGAAAATCGTGGTAAATACTTTAAAGTGAAGTCATTTTGCAAAGCAGAAACTTACCCTAAATTCAAACACATGCGGGGCATAAATAGTCGCAGTGATGAATTTAAGGTGTATACGGGCCCAATCTTTAAATGTATAGAAAAAGAAGTGTTCAAGAATAAGGCTTTTATTAAGACAGTGCCGATTGATGAGCGTCCTGGTGTAATTTTTGAGAGAATATACCGGGAGGGTGCTCAATATATAGCAACGGATTATTCGTCATTTGAAGCTTCTTTCGTACGGGACTTAATGTCCGTATGCGAATTTGAGCTCTATGATTATATGACAAGTCATTTGGTGTGCCATGAAGAGTTTATGGGGCTGGTACACGACGTCTTAGGTGGCGTGAACTCTTGTACTTTTAAGTACTTTAATGTTGAGGTGGAAGGCAAGAGAATGTCAGGAGAAATGTGCACGTCGCTTGGAAATGGTTTTACTAACCTAATGGCGATGTTGTTCACCTGTGAGCGTAATTGCAATACAGGAGTGGTGGGTGTTGTGGAAGGCGATGACGGCCTTTTCACTATGGTTGGTACTCCGCCAACTACAGAGATGTTTGCGGACTTGGGGCTTGTTATGAAGTTGGAATTACATGACAAACTCGAGGAAGCAAGTTTTTGTGGCATTGTGTTCTCCCTTGAGGATCGACGAAATGTTACGAATCCGCTTGAAGTTATTGCTGACTTTGGTTGGGCTGGCCGCGATTATGTCGCAGCCAAGCATTCGACTAAGTTAGCATTATTGCGTAGTAAAGCACTGTCCTTTGCCCATCAATATAAGGGGTGTCCCATAGTAGGGCGCCTCGCCGAGTGTGGTTTGCGGTTAACGAAGAGTATTGACGTTAGCAAAATTTTGGAATCCCGTGCTCTAGCACAATGGGATCGAGACCAGTTACTCGAAGCCATGGAGAATGGCAGCAACACCTTATATGAGGAGCCAGGACTCGCTACCCGGGCTCTAGTTGCTAAACTCTATGGGATTAATGAAGATGATCAGCTTATCATCGAAGACTATTTTGCTAAGAAGAATGATTTAACACCCATTCGTTGTCCGACCTTGGACTATTATCAGAATCCTGTTTGGCGCCAGTACTTTAATGACTACGTTAGGTATGGCGTTGGTGATATTCGTCGTCCGATTGGTGCATTTTTCCGTCATTCTGGACTCCATATTCAGTTTGACGATAAAGGTCATTGGTTGGCTGACTCAACATTAATCACACCCGAAGTCGCCGGGTAAAGCAACACGTGGCGGTAGCTAATTGGGCCCTTGCATTTCCTTTAAG